TCAACAGATGGTTTATATGTTGAAAATGGTTTGCTTACTTTAGTAATTGATAATAATTTTGTTTCACATTATGTAGGAGAATGGTTTAGACCAATGCTTGTTCATATAAGATTAATTAAAGATCAAGCATCCTTATTAGTAAATGGAGAAGAGGTTGGCGAGTTGTCTTTTAATACTGCAACAATGTCATTGCCAGCAGAATTAACAGAAGAAAATAAAAGTAATGATTGGCTTGGATTTTATGCATATAAAAATAATGTTGTAGATCCAATTTTGCTAGGTTCTTTTTCTATATTTTCATATGCAATGTCAACATTAGTTGCTAAGGCTCACTATATTTATGGTCAGGGTGTTCCAAATTCTTCAGAAATTATTGATAGTTATTATGGAGGATCTTCAGTAGAGATAGATTACTCTGTTTCTAAATATAACAATAATAAGTCATATCCATCAAACTTGTCTTGGTCACAAGCAGATATAGATAATCTTTTTGCTTCTGATAATGTTTTAAAAACTCCAGATTATTCTTTACCAACTTTTAATTTAGGAGATAAAACATTTGCTGATTTAGAAAATGATTCTTCTGCAATACAAGATGACGGAGAATTATTTTTTTCATTAAATCCAAACTTAACATGGAACTCAACTAATTCATCAATTTATTTTAATAATTTTTCTTTTATACCATCTACAATTAATTCTATATACGGTGTATTTGAATTTACTGACTCTTTAACAGATCAAACACTTATTCTTTTATTTAAAGATAATAATAATTATTTAAAAATAAGAAGGCTTGCTGGAAATAGCAACATTAATTATATTTTTTGTTACAATGGAACAACAACAACCATAGGATCAGTGTCTGTTCCATTACATGAATTTGTTGCAGGCATTAGCATAGACAAGTTATTAAGCAATACAACTATTTTTGGACTTTCAGAATTTTTTGCAAATAGATCATTATTAAAAATGTATGTAGGAAATGACATAGATAATAAAAAATTTACTGGAAGAATTTATTCTTTTGGCATTTCAACCATTAAAAACTCTTTAGAGATTGATCATCATTTTTCATCAAATGGCTTGGCTTTAGTAAATGCGTATTCTTCATTAACTCCACACATTGCTAGTTATACTTTGTTACCATTTAAAGAATATGGAAAATTTTATATTGATATTTCGGTTGCGGGATATTGGAGAGACTATATACCTCTTTCATCTTTAACTTCTCAAATATATGATGTTAATAATAATTTAATAGAAGATTTAGACTTTATTCAGTTTAATATAGATTATCCAGCATTATCAGACTCTGCATTAATAGGACAAACGTACTGGACTAATTCATCTTTATCAAATACTTATGACACCGATAACTCTGCAATTAGGTCTTATGTTGCATTTGACTATACATCTAACGGAGTTGCAAAAGCAGATGATGAATACACTGATATCGCTGCAAATTATTCAAAAATTTTAGATCTAAATAATACTCTTTGGACCAATAAAAGATTTGAAATAGTAGATAATTATTTAATTTATCCAGATAAAAATGTTAATATTTCTAATATTTCTTTAATTTGTTTTATTAATTTTAAAGTAAAAAGTATTTTAAAGAAAAAAGCATTTTTAAGAAAACTAGAATTTTCATCAAAATCTTTAAATTATAATTTAAATAATCCAATAGGAACAAAGTATGGAATTGATATTTATCCATTTAAAAAGGTAGGATTTTATAATGATTATAAAGGTAAAAATCCAATTTTTATTGATAAAGAAAATACACCATATCTATATTTAACTAGAAAAAGCGGAATAGAACTAAGAAACGGAATAAATGATATAGAAAGAGGAATTTCTATACCAGTCTCGTCTACTGGAACTAATCTTTATTCTCTTAGCGCAATTCAAATGTTTACTAGATGCGATCTTTATGCTTTTCCAGAAAATCCAGTTAAAATTTTTGAAATTGATTATAAAGATGATATTTTAGACTTTTACATTAAGGCTAATTCATCAACTGCAAAAAGAGGTGTTATTTTTGCTAGATTAAGATCAACTGGAAGCAACTTTACGGGATTAGGATATTATTTAAATGGAAAAATTGTTAGAGAGCCAGTAATCAATATACAGCAGTGGTATTCTCTTGGTATTTCATTTAACAATGCTTTAAACTTTAATAATTATGCTGGCAAGTTAAATTTAAAATATTTAATGATGTTTAATAATATATCTATGTATCAAGGAACATCTTTACAGGTAGTTCAAAGAGTTATCCTAAGATCTTGGAATGAGGTAGAAGATGAAAATGATTGGCAAGACTGGTCAAGTGGCGGAGATTGGAATAATGTATATATTAAATCTAGAGACTCCAGATATATTGTAAATCCATCAGAAGTTTATAAATCCTACATAGGAACAAATAAAATTATTGTAGATGATGAAAGTGATGAATTAAACATAGTTTCTGATAGTATTAGAGCATATACTGCTGCTTCTTGGCAAACATATTTAATCACTCCAGCATAATATGGTATACTTGTGGTTATGAATCAGCCTAAAAAAGAAAAAGTCGGCAAGTCTAAGATGAAGTTAATAGAAAAAGGCTACGACTGGGGCATGTATATTTGGATAAAACCAAATGGAAAAGCGTTTGGTGATGGTCATGGAAATCTTTTAAATATTCCATCAATGCGTGGAGATTTGCAAAAAATGTCTGAGTTAAGACGAGCAGCAGAATATTATGGTTGTGAAGGCGGTCATGCAGAGTTTCATCCAGGTATAAAGAGGGTTAGTGAAATGGAATATACAGAGCAGTTATCTAGAATGCGTGAAGGCTTGATTCCAAATATGAATGATCTTGGTGCTGTTTATGATGCACAACAAACATTAAAGGTACACGGAGAAGAGTAATGGAAGAATATATTGTAGGAGCATCAATTAGTGATGCAATAGAAAAAGCAGATGAGTTTAAGAAGAATGATCCATTCAATAAATCTTGGGATGAATTAAAGGGTTTGACAAACTTAGATCAAAATTTTAAACGCCGTACTGTAAGAAATCTAAGCAAGGTTGATACAACTCAAAATTATTTAAATAGTGCAAATTCTAGTCCTACAGGAATTGATAATGCTAAATCAAAAGCAATTAATCCAGGCGCTGTTATTAGAAATGGTTATGGACTGTTTGATGTAATTACACCACCATACAATCTTTATGAGTTGGCAAATTATTATGATACATCTTTTGCAAATCACGCTGCCATTGATGCAAAGGTAGAGAATGTTGTTGGTCTTGGTTATGATTTTGTAGTTGGATCAAGAACTATGCTTAAACTTGAAAATGTTGAAGATGAAATTGCTTTGGGTCGTGCTAGAAAGCGTATCGAACGTGCAAAAATTGAAATGCGTGACTGGCTAGAAAGCCTAAATGATGATGATAGTTTTACCAAAACAATGGAAAAAATTTATGTAGACATGCAGGCAACTGGTAATGGCTATATGGAAATTGGTAGAACTGTTGCTGGAGAAATTGGATACGTTGGTCACATTCCATCAACTACAATGCGTGTTCGTAGACTAAGAGATGGATATGTTCAGATTATTGGACCATCAGTTATTTACTTTAGAAATTTTGGAGCAAAGAATCAAAATCCAATTACAACTGATACAAGACCAAACGAGATTATTCATTTCAAGCAATATTCTCCACTAAACACATACTATGGAATTCCAGATATTATTGCAGCGCTTCCATCTTTAATTGGAGATCAACTTGCTGGTCAATATAATATTGATTACTTTGAAAACAAAGCAGTACCAAGATATATTATTACACTAAAGGGTGCAAAACTAAGTGCTGATGCAGAAGACAAAATGTTTAGATTCTTGCAAACAGGTCTAAAGTCACAGTCACATAGAACTTTATTTATTCCACTTCCAGGAGATTCTGATACAAACAAGGTTGAATTTAAGATGGAGCCAATTGAGAATGGAATTCAAGAAGCATCGTTTAATGAATATAGAGTAAGAAATCGTGATGATATTTTGGTTGCACATCAAGTTCCAATTTCAAAACTTGGTGGCTCAGACAGTGGATCTATTGCATCTGCTTTGGCACAAGATCGCACATTTAAAGAGCAAGTAGCACGACCAGCACAACAAGAACTTGAAAAACTTATCAATAAAGTTGTTCGTGAAAAAACAGACATTCTTGAACTTAAGTTTAATGAGTTGACACTAACTGATGAAATTGCACAGTCTCAGATTCTTGAAAGATATGTAAAGACACAAGTTATGATGCCAAACGAGGCTCGTGAAAAGTTAGGTCTTCCACAACATCCAGAAGGTGATACTCCATTTGTAATGTCTCCAAGACAAGCGACAGATGCCAGAGCAAATCTTGCTGGAAATAGACAACGAGATGCAGAAAGAACAAACAACAACTCTGACTCTACATCCACAGTTTCTGGAAGAAATCCACAAGGGGAAGGTAGGTCATCCACATAATATCAACAAAGTAATAAAAATGTTGATATAATGGATGTGATATGAGTATCATTTCTAAAT